AGTATAAAAAAGGATGCTGTCCATTTAACATACCAATCTGCGGTATATTTTGGGGTTGCTGATTTATAAATTCTATTCGAATTTTCTAATTCTTTTGGATCAAATTTAGCCATTTAATTGTATTAACTCGTCAACCCAGTTTTCTGCAGCATCTTCTGCGTACTGTTCTGAGTGTTCATATAAAGCTCTACGCTCTACCATTTTACCGCCTTCATAAAATTCTACATAGAATCCTTCGTATGATCGGTATACTTTTGATTTTCTAGCACCTCTTTGATAGGTATGTAATTCTGTTGCTGTTGTCATCATAATGTGGGTTCGCCCTGTTTTACCAGGGCTTCCCCTGATAAATTAACCTCCTATTGTTTGTAATTCTCGTATTGGCTGACTCAGTGCTAAAGCCTTTTTATGTGCTTTATAAGATAGTGAGTCTTTGCCTTTCTTTTTCAATCGCCTTGTATAGCGAAATGCTTCTCTTTGATCTCTCTTGAGTTGCTCGAGTGTAATCATAATTAATCTCCATGATTGAGTTAAAAATTACATAACGAAGAAGTTTATACCATAGGCTATTTCTCCTTTTTCTTTGTTGTTGTTTTCTTAGCAGCTGGCTTTTTAAATGCCTTAACTACTAAGCCCGGAAAAGCTTCATCTACTAAAGCCTTTGTAATTCCTTTTAACTTTCTATCTTTTGCCTCAATTAAAAGATCTGATTCTGTTGGATGCATACTTTCTAGTGCATCAATAAATAACTTTTCTCTTCGGACAGCTTGGACTTGATCTCCAATAGGTCCTTTAAAAAAGTATTTAAATTGTTTGTGGGTTTTAAAAAGAGAAGAAACTGAATACCCTTCTGGAGCATCATCTTTTCTATAAGGTGGTGCACCTTCTGGTAATAATGATACTACGTCAGCATCAAAGTTAATTCTAAGAATATCTTTTAGAGCTGGATGAGCATTGTTTCTCAGGATCTCAACCTTTTCCTGTTTTGTTTTTGCCTGTTGTACTAATTCTAATACTTCAGGAACTAATTTTTTAGCCATTGTAAAATTCCTCTACACATTCAATCAATTGATTGCATCGTTTATTAATTAAGTAAGTCAATACCTTCATACGTGCTGCTGGTTTTGTCTCGTTAAAAGTATTTATAATGTTTGTTTGGATGGGTTCTGGTATATAATCAAAATCAATTAGTGTTTGATTTCTTTGAAAATTACGATAAACCTCATCGCCCATTAATTCTCTTAAGTTGTCTATATTATTTATCCATTCGTCGACCCTAGTTTGCCTTAATTGATTCTGATGTGCTTCAGATATAAATGTATCATCTGGTGATAAGACATTGGGTATACCATCGCCTGAGTCGCCACGCATAATATGATTCCACTTATATGTAATAGGGTGCGGATCCTGAACTAACTTCTTTTGTATTGGGCTAAATTGTTTTACATTATTAAATTTGTGTAATTGTATAAAATCTTTATCAGATGATATAATCATAACTGGTTCATGTTGACCAAACTCTTGGGTTTGCATAGTAAGTGTAGCAATAATATCATCTGCCTCGGTATTATCTAAATGTAATACCTTCCATGGTAAATTTTCTCGTATCTCTTCTCTGATCTCATTTAAAGATGTAAAGATACTGTTCCAGTCTAAGTCAGATGCAGACCTATTCTTTTTACGTGCTGCTTTATATTCTGGAAAGAATTCTTTTCTCCAAGTATTAAATCCATCGCATGCTAATACCATTTGACCATATTCATCTCTATACTTTTTATTGTACATACGTAAAGAGTTTAGAATCATATGCCTAATTAGATCTTTATCATCTATCTTCTGTACTATAATATTGCTTAGTGCAATCTGTGAATAATCTACTATAATCATTAATCTATCCTTTCGCCTTTACCCCAATCAATAACAACAGGGAAACGGGGAACTCCATCTGGTGTTAGGTCAAAATATCTACACGTGACCCATTGTGCTTGTTCTGGATTATTTAATAAGTTTTCTAATGTTTCAAAGTTACCTCTTACTCCACTTCTAAATGTTAAATCTCCATTTGTTAGAACAAAGTGCTTAGCATAACCTTTCCAGTTACCATCACCTTCTAATACTTCTACTACTTCGAATTCTTCTGTAATAAATTCTTTTCTTTTTAGAAGATTCTTAGATCTTTTGTTTTCATATGCTGTATTGTTTCTAACCATTTGTCCTTCATAACCAGCTTCAGTGTAAGCAGAGTATAAAGCATCTAATTGATCTTGTGTACGGGCTTCAGTAGTTTCTACAGCTTTACATGAATCACCACCAATCATAATGTGGACATAGGATATTCTTTCTAAAAAATTCCAATCTTTAAAACTAGGATCGTAAACATCATATACATGGTATTGAACTAATTCTTCGCATTCCATTCTTTCTTCTTCAGATGGTTTTACCTTTCTAACCAAAGAAGTAATTTTATTAAAGTCTGATTTAAGTTCGTGGTTATATAGTTCACCATCTAATATCATACCTGGTTGTTCTTTAAAGAAAGGTTTTAATTCGTTAAATATATGATCGCAGGTAGTAATCTCTTTTCCTGCTCTAGTAAACAAACCATCTTTTCTAGCAATACATCTAATACCATCTAGTTTAGGTTGTGACCAACCAGAATCCTGTGGACGTTTGGTATAGTCTTGTGCTAGCATTGGCTTGAATTTATCGTAAGTATCTACTTCTGATATTAAAAGAAAGTATTCACCATCTAGATTAATTTGCCATTTAGCTTCAGCTTCTTTTTGTGCTTGTTCATCTGCTGTAGTAGCATTAGATCTACCCACGTTTTTAGCTTCAGAACTATTTAATCCGCTCTGAACCATTTTACCATTCTTTACTCCAGATATAGTAAATGTACCTGGGGTCATACCGGTTTGGTATGCCATAGTCCATTCTCTTATTTTTCCTGTAGAATCCCTTTTGTAAAGTGTGGGTAACTTATGTATCTGTATCATCCTTATCATCCTCATCATTTATATTAATATCAAAATCTGGTTCGAATGTAACATCGAACTCTGGTTCGAAGCTTACTTCAAATTCGGCTTCTGGCATTTGGGACATTTGCTTTACTTTAATATAAAGCTTGTCCATACTCTTTTGTAATTCGTGGGGTATTTCTATATGTCTTAATAACATTGCATTAATAAGATTTGTTATAACATATATGTCTCGAGATGCTTGGTGTTCTTCATTATAGAAATCTGCATCAACAAAGTATTCTGATTGATTGAATATTTCTTCTATAATAACATCGCATAAATGTCTAGCTAGTCCATTGCAATCTTCTGATGCAAGGTTAATCATTTCTAGTGCTTCTTTTTTGGATATTTCCTCGGGTGTGGGAAATTTAATGATATTATCTTTTTTCATATGGTCTATTATACCATAGTTGGGACTGAATGTAAACCCCTTATTTCAATATTTTTACTGAATTAGATCCTAATCTTATATTGATTATACCGTTATAATAATCATCTTTTAACAGTACTTCATGCTCAAATTGTAGCTTAGCTTCCATATATGCTAGTTCACCTTTCATAGTACCAATATAAAGTATTTCTCTATGGAACTTATCTAGTCCTATTTTCTCTATATCTTCTACTAAGTTTTTAGAAGAACCACAATACTTACGCCAATCAGATTCGACGATCTTACGTCTTTTTCTTTTCTGGCCTTTTAGTGGTGGTAATGTTTTCTTACTCCAAAAGAATTTCTTACCTATGTATTTCATATCATTTTCAGTATTAGTTATCTGATAAATGAATCCATACATCTTCTCAGGTGAGAAGTCTTCTGGTGGTACAAACGTTTTTCCTTTATATATCCAATCCATAATAGTATTTATGAATCAAATAAAAGCTCGTCCTCGTCATGTTCCATCTCTGGAGTCTCGCCACAAAGTGGACAGTACTTAGGAATATCCTGTTCTTCCTCTACTTCTATAATGGTTCGTTTAAAACAGAACTCACAGTCGAATGTGATATTCATCCGTATCTCTTATCGCCGTACCATTCTACGAGCTCTGTATACCCACCAATAGAGTTTCCATCTATTCTAATCTGTGGAAATGTTCTTGCGGTAGGAAACATTTCTAACATTTCTTCTCTATTGAAATCTTTTCCTAATGATTGGTATGTATATTCTAATCCTTCTTTCTCGCATAGTTGTTTTGCTCTATCACAAAAAGGACATGGTTCTTTTCCGTATATCTCTATCATTTCATTGTCTCCTCTATGAATTTTCCTATTGTTTGTATATCGTTATCAGATAACATTCCAGCTTGAGCCCACATTGTAGAACTCATTGGACCAACTTCACCCCTATTTTTATAGGTAATTAATCTATCTGTAATGTAATCAGATGATTGACCTGCTAGCTTTGGAAACACTGCCATACCTTGTCCTTCCATTCCGTGGCATGCTGCACATCCTGCCCATAATCCTTTTATAGAACTAAATTCGTCTTCGGCTGCTAACGCTTGTTTTCTTTGTTCTTGTTCTACTGAAGTTCCAAACTGTGCTACATATTCTTCGTAACATTCACCATAACATGAGCTATTGCTTGATCCTCCTGTATATTGCATATCTGGGTATATTACCACCGCGCAAAATAATCCTATTGATGTTGTGGCTAATAATGCCATTCCTAGTTCTTTCATAATTTTATTCCTGAATCTATTACTGATTGTATCAACCAAAATGATAATATCATAAATCCAAATACTAATACTTGAACTACTGACATGATTGCTACTTGTTTCATTGGGTGTACTTCTACTATTCTTTCTATCATATCCTCACTTGGAGACAGATTAGCTGCTTGAAGTATTTTCTTTTCTGTTTCTTTTTTCATTCTGTTTGTGGTTTACCTTGCTTTGCCATATATTCTCTATGGGTAATTCTTTTCTCTTTCATAAACTTAACATTTCTTTCCCGAGTTTCTTTATTCATCTTTTCGGATTTAGTTAGCTTTTTCTTCACAGAGATAAACCGGATAAAGTTTTATCGTCAACATCTTGTTTAACACCACCGGTTATATAAGATGTTATTTCTGTTTCTTGTGGAGCAACTTGAACGTTACCACCACCAATCCATTTCTCTGTCCAAGGTAATGGGTTTAATTTCGGTACTGAGAACGGGCATGCTAATCCTATAGCTCTCATACGTTTACATCCAATCCATTCTATATAGTCACAAAGTATTTGTTCGTTTAATCCAATCATTGAACCATCTTTGAATAAGTATTTAGCCCATTGTTTTTCTTGTTCAATAACATTTACAAATAGATCAATTGCTTCTTGCTCCATCTCTTTAGATATTTTAACAAAGTCTGGATCTTCTTTTAACATATTTTTAATGATTGTTGTAGTACCTGCAAGATGTACGTTTTCATCTCTTGCAATAAACTTAATGATCTTGGCATTACCTTCCATCTTTTTAAGTTCCGCGAACGCCCACGAGCACGCGAAGGATACATAAAATCTTATACCTTCTAATGCATTAGCACTTAACATACACATCCATAAAGATTGTTTATGTTGTTTTACATTTGTTGCAGAGTTATTGCAATCGATTAAGTCATCGTAATATCTAGCAATATCATTACCACATTCTAATATTTCTTTTACATCAAGCATACCGTCAAATACAGTAGAAGGGTCAGGATAGACATTCCTAATAATATGGGTGTAAGAGCGAGAATGAATAGTTTCAAAAAAGGACCAAGTTTCCACCCAGTTCTCAATCTCGGGTAACGAAGCAATAGGAAGGAAAGCAAGGTTCGGGGCCCTACCTTGAACAGAGTCCAGTAATATTTGCCTTTTGAGATTAGATGTAAATATGTGTTGTTCATGTTCTGTTAAGTTATCGAAATCTTTTTTATCTTTCGATACATCTACCTCCTCAGGTCTCCAGAAAAAACCTAATTGCTTTTCTGTAATTTTATCTAATGCAGGGTATTTTAATACATCAAATCTTTGTATATCTACCTCTTCATCCAGAAACATTTTCTTATTTAAATGTGATTTTTTATTTTTCTTTAATATCATATTTTGCAGCTGTCGCAGTCCTCGTCATCATCAATGATGGTTTCAAGCTCTGGCAATTCAATGTCTTTCATTTCACCTGAGCCGTCGTGTGTGTTAAAATAATATAGTTGCTTTAAACCATATTTGTATGCAGTAACTAAATCTTGGATCATCGCTGACATTGGTATCTTATTCTCATCATAGTGTTCTGGATTATAAGATGTGTTGACAGAGATACCTTGATCAATGTACTTTTGTAAAATAGCACAGATCTTTAAATACCCATCAGGGCTTTGTTGATCCCATAGTAGATCGTACTTATTTTTTAGGTGATGATATCCAGGTACTACCTGTGCCATCACACCATCTTTAGATTGCTTATAGCTAACTAAAGCTCTTGGTGGTTCTATTCCATTAGTACTATTACTAATCTGTGCGGATGTTTCTGCAGGCATTAATGCCATGAGAGTCGAATTTCGTATCCCGTTTTCTTTGAGATCAGTTCTGAGCTCTTCCCACGGCATACGAGTTTTATGCTCTATTAAATTATCTATCGCACCCTTATATGTATCGATTGGCAACTCTCCAGACGCGTATTTTGTCTCATTATTTGCAAAACAACTGCCTTTTTTTCGTGCTAGCTTAGCAGAAGTCTTAATTAAATAATAACTCCATGCTTCTGCATATTCATCTATAACTTCAAACGCAGATTCATCATATTTTAATCCACGCTTAGCTAAGAAATATGCAAGATTAATTATACCTATTCCTAATGGTCTTCGATTCATTGTACCTTTATGTGCTGCAGGAATAGGATAGCTTTGATAATCTAATAGTTCATCTAATGCTCTAACTGCTAGATTACAATACTTTTTAAATTCATGTGGTGCATTAATTAAACCCCAATTGATTGCTGATAAAGTACATAAAGATATTTCTCCATCTGGATCATCAGCATATTGTAATGGCTTAGTTGGTAAGTCGATCTCACAACACAAATTACTCATACGGATAGGAGCTAAGTCTGGTTTAAATGAACCATGTTCGTTTGCATGGTCAACATTCATAATATAAATCCTACCAGTATCTTTACGCTCTGTTAATAGTGATTGGAATACTTCTAATGCAGGTAATGTTTTCTTACGAATACTATATGCACGTTCATACTTTTCATATAGCTCTTTAAACTTATCTTGGTCTTCATAGAATGCATCATATAAACCTGGTACATCATTTGGGTCAAAGAATGTTATATTACCGCCAGAGATTAATCTTTCATACATTAATTTGTTTAATTGGAAGGCATAATCCATATGCCTTACCCTATTCTCTTCAGTACCTTTATTATTCTTTAATACTACAAGATCTTCATATTCATAATGCCATAATGGAAGATATACGGTCGCTGCGCCCCCGCGTACGCCTCCCTGCGAGCACGACTTAACGGCCGATTGAAAGTACTTTAAAAATGGAATTAAACCCGTATGAACTATTGAACCATCGCCTACACGCGCTCCTGCGGCACGTACGGAGCCCGTACCGATGCCTATACCAGCTTTCTTAGAGATATATCTAACTATGGAAGTAGCAGTGCTATTAATACTATCAAGGGAATCGCCTGATTCAATAAGTACGCATGATGAAAATTGTCTGGTTGGAGTACGAACTCCTGCCATAATTGGCGTAGGTAAACTGATATAGAACTGTGATATAGCATCGTAATAATCTTTGACATATTTCATTCTCCCTTCGTCGTATTTAGAGAACAACGTAGCAGCAACCATCATGTAAAGTACTTGTGGAGTTTCATATATCTCTTTTGTACTTCTATCTTGGACTAAATACTTACCACGGAATTGTTCCATTCCTGCATAAGTAAAAGTATCATCACGATCGTGCTTTATATAATTATCTAATTCAGATAATTCTTCTGTTGTATATTGATCTAATATTCCCGCATCGTATACGCCTAAATCAATATTACGTTCTATTATCTCTCTTAAAGGAAGTGGTTGATATTGACCATACGCTTCTTTTCTTAGTTTATAAGATACAAGGCGCGCCGCAACAAATTGATAATTCGGGGTATGTTCCGAAATAAGCTCAGCGGCACTTTTAATAAGTAGTTCGTGTATATCATAAGCAGGTATTTTGTCATATAGTTGTATGTTTGCCTTAAGTTCTATTTCGGACATAGAAACACCAGTTATGTCTTCTACTGCCCATTCTAATACTTTATGGACCTTATCCAAATCAAACGTTTGATACGATCCATCGCGTTTGGCGACTTTTATTTCCATTACATTAATTCCGTTCATAATCCCATATTATACCATACTTTCAGCGGAAAGTAAATATTATTATTTTTTAATTTTTAATTTTTTCTCAATCTCTTCAAGTCGCTGCATCAATTCTGGATAGACCTCAAACTCATGGAATTCTTTACATGGGTGAGAGTTCTTTTCCAGTTTATTTATCCTCCCCATTATTAGAGGATAATCTGATTCAAATTTGGATTGTTTTTTTATTAACTCTATATCATACTTATCTGACAAGTATTTCATAAAAGAATTAATTCTATCCTGGAGTCTGATCCCTATTGTAGTGGACTGAAACCACTTATAGAATGAGGAACCAATTACCGAAGTAAATATAGACTTTACAGTAAGGATAAAGAGAAAGTACACAACTACTTAACCTTTGAAAGTTTGGTAATTGCTTTAACGTAGTTTGGCATACCGTGGTCTACTATTCCATCAAAGAATTTAAATCTCTTCCAAGAATTAAGTACACCATGAAACATGTCAGACCAAGTTGGTTTGACCTGTTTGTTTCCGTTTCTGCCAAAGTAAATCATTTCACCGTGATGTCTAAATCCTAACCACGCTGGTGGTATACGACATACGATGTCATTATTATTCATAAATCTTAAATGTGGGCATTTTATATTTTTAATAAATTTAGCTCCACCTACTCTTGGTGATCCAAAAGTAAAAAGTTCTACTGGTTGATGTCTAGTAGCAGCAATTGTCGCCATAGCTGCACCTAAAGAATGTCCAGTCATATAGATATCTTTCTGAACTTTTAATTGTTGATTGTGTTCTATTTCTGCTAGTACATCCATCCAAAGATCATTTACTTCTTGTTGGAATCCACCGTGTACTTTTCCTCCTGCCATAGCCGAATTCTTAATTATATTTAAGTCCGCCATAACATCGTTAAGTTTACTAGGTTCTGTACCTCTAAAGGCAAACCAAAGATCGTTTCTATCTTTGACAACTAAGACTTCTGCACCATCTCTTGATATTAATTTACACCATGGAAATCCCATTTTCTTTGTAGCAGCTTTTGCTTGTTTCTCTGTCTTATAAGCATGTGCAGATAACTTAGCAGCTACCAATGCTCTTTCCATTTGTGTCATTTGTTCTTTTTGTCTAGTTGATGCCATGTTAATCTACCTTTACCTTTGCTCCGACTGCGTCTTTATCTCCGTCCGGAGTCTTGATTGTTACGTTTCTATAATAAACTACTACCTCTTGAACTTCACGTATATATCTACGTAGCTCTTGCATATTATAAGCCATTAATTCATAATCTTCTGTTGATATTGCAAAGAATACAATGTCACCATTATTCTTTTTCTTTACATCATCTAAGAATTTATCTAAGTATGTATAACCTTCTGGCCAATCTGGATTTTCTTTACCCAGTTTACATACTCTAATTACTTTACCTTTGTCATTTAGTAATCCATCAGGATGATCCATCTTTGGTCTCCTGAATTTTTCTTTACCTTCTTTATCGAACTGTTTAGGTTCATAAGATTCTTTGACACAAGGATTAGTTATCTTTGCTGATGAAACCACGTGCCATTTAGGATCTTTAAGATCTATATTTCGAGGCATAGTAGGTTGGATAATATCTATCTCTATAGGTTTACTACTAACCTCGATTTGTTTCGTTCCCATTAGGGAACAACCACTAATTATTAGGGTTAATATCGGCGCTAGGATCGTCCAGCGAATCGAGCTCTTTACTGTCATTTTCTATACTCCTGAATACCGACGATGTAGCATCATTGGCATCTTTTTCAATTAAACCTGGTTTAGCTATAGCTAATTTATTTAGATTATGTCTTCTAAATATATCCAGGTAACCATTCATCTCAGCTTCTATCTGAGCATTTCTCGAAGATAGCTGATTCAAGGCTGCACCTTGTTTCTCATAGCTTTCTTTTATAGTAGCTATTGCTTCTTCTTGTTGTTTAATTGCAACTTCTAATTGCATGTTGTTCATTGTTAAAACTTGATTCTCGGAATATAACCACCACGAGGCTAAGCCAAGTATGAATATTATTCCTATAAAAACTTGTTGCATTATGCATTATCCTCAATATACTGTTTTAAATCACCAACAGTTAAAAGTGATTCAGCATCTTCATCAGGTATTTCTATTTCAAATTCTTCTTCGATACCCATAACTACTTCTACTATATTCAGGGAATCTGCACCTAAGTCATTTACAAAATGTGAATCATCTTTTACTGAATCAACATCGATGTTTAGGTTTTCTGCTATTATTTTTTCTACTGACATTTTATATCTCCGATTTTTTCATTGTTTCTGTCATATAATCCATAGGAGTAGCGGCATTTAGTTCTACCACTGTTCCTTCCATAGTTTTAAATTTCATTTTCTTTGGACCAATTGTATAAAATCTACGAACATCCCAACTTTTAATTAACACATCTACCACCTCACCTTCGCTATTATACTTAGTGTGAGTTACGTGTAAGTGTTGGTGGGTTTCAAATAAAGATAAGATGAATTGCCAAACTCGGCCAAAAAATCTTCCTACCATAACAAAATATTTCTTCATGATTTATTTAATGCTTTTAATTTGTTTACGTCTTTTCTAGTTAGCTTTACCTTTTCTCTTGCTTGTCTTCTAGCAAGAATACGCTCTACAAATTTACGTCCTTCTTTTGTTCTTCCGTCGTAAATTCTTTTCTGGATTTTATTATTGTCCTTATGTTTTTTGTGTTTGTCTTTCGTCATCATATCAGAAGGCATAGAAACACCACCAGCACCTACGCTGTTGGCTGCTGCGTCTTCCCAATGTTTTAAATATTCTGAAAATGAACGTCTCATCTTTTTATATCCTCATTAGTTATATATAAGTTTTGTTTCGTTAAAACGTGTTTTACTTCGTATAGGTTATGTCCAAATGCTCTAGCATAAGGAGATTTAAAATCATCTACCTGAACTTTTGAATTCTCTTGTGCTATAGTTTCGCCTGTATTCATAGAAACTATATCTTTTGTAAGTACATAAACTCCAGGATTTAAATAACCTTCTTTTACAAACCATGCACTTTCTTCTAGGTTATTATCTAAATCACCTTCAAGAGCTTTGTTTAATACTTCTTCTATCTTTTCTTCAGACATACCTGTATGTTCTTTAATTAGAAACAGGGCTGCCGCATAGGAAGCTATTTTACTTTTTGGTAATAACCTTTTGACATTAAATACTAATCTATGAAAAATAGTATATGCAGCTTTTTCTTCTGCTGTTTCAAGCTCTCTTGCTTTTTTAATATTCTTTCCATTCGCGTCGACTATACCGAGCTCGTAAGCCTTTAGTTTGTTCCAAGGGGTAGTCAAAAGTTTTAGAAACCTAAACGCGTATCCTAAATCTGCTGCTCTTGATAATATTCCCATTATATGTTTCGTAACCTCTCTACTATTAATGGATCTAATGGTACATCTACCTTTTCCTGCTCAGGTAGATAATTTAAAAACACTAAGAAGGGTTTTATATAATGCCAGTATTCTGGTTGTATTTTAAACCACATCATTTTGTTCGCAGCCTGTATACCGAATACATTATATAAAACTATAATATGATTTAGAATCAGACGTTCCTGTAGATCTTCTGCTTCTTCATATCGTCTTAATAATCTTTTTAGGTATTTAAACCTAGATAGATCTTCGTCAAACTCAGATGCATCAGTGCATTCTGGATTGTTATAATGTTTCGCTGCGAACAGTTTAAAGTTCTTAGCATTTAGCTCGTCAAATATTTTCATCATATAACTATCTATGATAGTTGATTAATCCTTTCCTGGTTCTCCCCAGTTGTCAGAGAAGTCATTTCTAAAGTTACCAAATGATTTTAGTTTGCCTAATTCTTTAACCATATCATCTAGGTTAACATCACCAGTTACTTTACCTCTTGGTAAGTCTGGATTCTTTCCAGAAAATCCTGGGAATAGGTCTATTGCAAAATCAGTGGCACCTTTGCCTGGCTTAAGATTTTCTTTCTTAGCAACATCCATAGGTCCAATAAGAACTTCTTCTTCTTTATATCTCATGCCTTGTTTTTTAAGATGTTTCTCTACTATTTTTAAACCAGCTTTTACATCTTTAATAACGGCAGGTGATACATTATCATCATGCATGGATTGTTGTTGCAATTTAAATTTACCTTCAAACCCAGTTAAATGCATTCCTTTAAAAGGAGCTTTTGGCATACGCATTTTTTCGGATAAGTTTCTTATCTCTTTAAATGATTTCATTAGTCTGTCTCGTTATCGCTTTTGTAGTTTTTGTCGATGTAATCAAAGAATTCTTTTTTCTTTTCATCATCTTTAAAATCTGCTGGTGATTTAACATCAAACTTTTTCATAGCAGCTTTAAATACCTTTTGGTATTCTTTTTGCTTATCAGATAATTCTGTGACTGGAATATTTACATATCCATTTTCTTTATCTTCTTCCACTTCTTCTTCAGAAAGTTTAGTTTCTTTCATTACTGTACCATCTTCTTTCTCACCAGATTTTTTAACCTTGTGCTTGTCTTTGAATTCCTTCTCGCCTTTAGGCTCTGGTTCAGCAACTTCTTTTTTAACAGCCATTAGATCGTCATGATTTTTAATAGCATAAGCATCAGCTTCATCTTTCTTACCGAAAGACTTAACTTCTTTACCATTAGCATCAACAACAACGAAACCGCCATCTTTTTGTTTTACGTGATCCGTAGGATCCATTTCTTCTTTTTTGACTTTCCCTTCTAAGACATCGCTAACTGTATCAGCAATGCTTTTCGTAAGGTCGTCATTCCATAAGTTTTTCATATTTGTTTCCTCTTAAGTGCTTATATGAACAATATATTCCCAAGTGATTGCTGATATTAAACCAACCAATATTACCCAGAATATCTTATTTATTACATTAACCGTGCTCGCATTGCTATTCACTAATGTCTCCACTCGGTCTATCCTATTTATAACACTTTGAATCTGTTCAGACTGTTGTTTGCTGAAAGATGTAAGTGTAATAATCTTTTCCTCTGCCCTTGCAAGCGCGATGATTGCTTCAGACATTTTGTCTATTTTCTCTTCAATCCTATCTAACCTATCTGATTGAGTTTCTTTAGCCATGTTTTTTAATCCTAATTTTTAAATTATTCTTACCTTTAATTAATCTATGATAATGTTCTTTTCCTAATATTTCAAATATCATTCCTGGAGTTAATGCCCATGGAAGTGCACCATCATATTGAAATTGCCATCCATCGCCTTCGAGTATTTCACATTCTCTATTCTCTGGGTCTTTATGCCAAACATATTCAGTATCTTCCCTTGAAATATCAAAGGTTCTTATCTCACCTTCGTCGGTGTATGGTTTACCA